TGTCTATCTCCGCGCCGTATTGCCTTTCGGCTTGACTAGTTCCAAGACGTGTGTCATTATGGAGGATACCCCTGACGGACGAGATTGGAGTGGTTATGACCGGTGGTTGGGTACTTGGGTTGGTTGCAGCGGTCGCGGCTGGTGTCGTGGGGACGCTGTGGGCTGCGTTGGTGTTGGTGAAGGAATGTCTGAAGTCGATCACGTTGTTGATGACCGGTGTTGTTCAGTCGCTTCTGGGCCAGTCGGTGCCTGAGGAGCCGGAGGTGGTGTACGAGTCGGACGTCGGGGCGACGACTGGGTTGTTTGAGACTCTCCCGCCGTGGCAGTTTTGGGACGGCAGGAACGAGGAAGGGCCGGATGAGAACCCGATTGGGATTCCGAAGTGACTTCGAAGCAGGAAAGGTCGACGGCGCACCGAAAAGGGGTGAAGCCGTCGTTCGGTCACGCGATGTTCACTGCTTCGATGCGGGATATGCGGTTTACGGCGTCAGGTGACGTGATGTTGACGCTGGTGGTGCCGTATTCGGACAAACATTTGGCTTTGCCGGTGTCTGACGCTTACGGAATCCAGTTGGATGTGGAGATAAGTCGAAAAAGGAGGGAATCCAATGGTGTGGAGAGTTCCACCTGAGGATACGGTCACACGGGAGGCGCTACTCAAGGCGCGTGAGGAAGACGGCAAGGGGTGTATGTGGTGCACCGGCGTGCCGCCAGATGGCGACGCGGCAAAGACTTTCATCAAATGCGGGTGGTGTAAGACAAACGCAAAGAGGACCGCCACCAAACGGTAGCGGTCCTCTAAGGGAAAGGAGGATTCCCCATGCTGTGGTGTCATTATAGGAGGAGAGGAGACTGATGTCAACGAAAACACGGACATTTACAGCGGCGGACGCCGACACATGGGACGTTTTGGTCAAAAGCGCGGCCAAAGTGGCCCGTGGGGACTCCTACAGGTGGACTGTGACCATGTCGAACAAGGATTTGGGGGCTGCGTTGGGTCTGAATCGGCGCTCTGCGTCGGCTCGGGCGAAGCGTTTACTCGATTTTGGGATGGTGGCGGCTACTTATGGCGAGGTGAACGGCCGTCCGTCGGCGAAAGTGTACGAAATCCACCCGGCGTGGCTGGATCGCTCCCCGAAAGTGGGGGATTACTACAAAGTGGAGGTCGAATAGTGTCTGTGAAGGCCATTTCGGCCGTTTGGGACTATTCTGAGTCGTCTGGGACCGCTTTGTTGGTGTTATTGGCGATTGCGGACTCTGCTGACCATGATGGGACCAATGCTTGGCCTTCTCAGGGGACTTTGGCAACAAAAACCCGGTTGTCGAGGCGTACCGTGCAGCGAAAAATCCACGATTTGGTCACTCTGGGTGAGTTGGCGGTGGTTCCGGGTCCGGCTCATATCCGTTGGGATCGGCGACCCAATGGTTATGAGGTCAGATTGCCCGGGATGACAGGCTGTCGCCCCGTAGTATCGGCGGGGCGTCAGTCTGTCGTCGACGGGGCGTCAAATGACGCGTCACGGGGCGTCACTGATGACGCACAACCCGTCCTTACCCGTCCAGAACCCGAGGAGATTCATCGGATGTTCGAGGCGATGCGAAACAGTCTCCGATACGGGCCGAATCCATGAACCGTTGGCTGCGGGTTCACCGCAAGGGCGAACCGAGAGGTCTGACGGAGGAGGAAAAGGAAGATTTGTCGGAACGACTGAACAGTTTTGTGAACGAGTACCGTTCGATCGAAGAAATACAGTATGCTAAAGATTGGGAGGCTGATGATGACAGTTAGATACCGCAATGGGTCCCAGTTCCGGGGTGGATGGACGTGGGGGCCTCATGTCCCGTACACATCTGCCAAAGCGTTCGTGCCGTGTGTCGAACTCGAGTGGAACGATGTGGGAATGGTGAACCGAACGGGCCGTTTGGCGCTTCTGACGTTCGACGACTGCGCCAAAACGCAGCAGGCGTGTCCCGAGGACGAAGAACCGGAGCGGTGGCTGGACGACACCGACGCACGGATTGTCACCAGAGCCGAATGGGCGGACCGTAAGAGGTTTTTGGACGCTGGGCTGCGGGTAGACGGCAAAGTGCCGGAGAGACTCCTCTGTGACGCCGAGAGCCCCTTCTAAGAGCAACCTGGCGCGGCTGGCGGCCTACGGGTTATCGCCTGCGACCATTGCGACCGTTTTCGACCTTGACGTCGACCGTGTCCGGTCGGCTCTTGTCGAACAGGGCGTCGTCGACGAGGTGCGGGCCGACGAAGACCTCCGAGTCGGTGTTCAGCGTGTTGCGTGGAGGGTGGTTGAGGAAACCCTACTCATGCTCGACGAGGGTTCACCTCAGGCAAAGCAGAAACTCGTCACGAACCTGTTTTCCAAGATGATGGGCATGCTCGAACAGGAGTCGGTCGACGAAATGTCCGGGCTGAGGGAGGAACTGTCTGCCCTCGTTACAGAGATGTCTACAAGCGCCCCGGTTGTGGACAAACCGCAACAAGACGTGGACGACGACGACCCGGCATGAACTTCGAACCGCTTGTCCGACGACTGTCAATCAGAACAAAGCAGCAGACCATCGAGCGGCTGAAACCCAACTGGGCCCAAGCCGAGTTGCTGGACGCAGTCCGATCCAAATACGAATCCGGGCAACCTGTCCGCGTCATCGTGCTGAAAGCACGCCAGTTGGGGATTTCGACCATTTCCGAAGCGTTGATGTTCTCATGGGTCATGCTCCACGAACAAACCTACGGGCTTGTGATCGCACACGAGATCGACGCCTCCGAATACCTCCTCAACATGACCAAGTTGTATTGGGACACGTTCCCGTTCAAAAACCTCTACACAACCAAATATGTGTCGAGAAAGGAACTGGCGTGGGAGGAAACCGGGTCGAGTATCCGTATCGCCACCGCAAAAAACATGCGTGCCGGACGGTCCCGCACCGTGAACGCACTCCACGGGTCGGAAGTCGCGTTCTGGGACCATACGGCAGAGATGATGCTCGGATTGCGGCAAACGATCCCCAACAGCGCCAAATCCATGATTCTGCTCGAGTCGACCGCGAATGGTGTCGGCAACTGGTACTACGACACTTGGAACGCCGCAGTAGAGGGCGACAACGACTATACCCCCCTGTTCTTTCCGTGGTGGAGGCACCCGGAGTACACAGCGTCGCATGCCAACCTGAAGCACATTCGGCTCGCCAACCTCGACGAGGACGAACGGGTACTCAAGAAGGTAGGGGTAGACGACGACCACCTCGTGTGGCGGCGCTGGGCGATCCGCAACCTTGCCGACGCGAACATCGAGCGATTCATGCAGGAATACCCTGCTACGCCGGAAGAAGCGTTCATTGCGTCTGGAACGAACGTGTTCCCGGTCGACTCCCTCAAACGCATCTACGAACGCAAAGACGGCATCAGAGGCTACCTGCGGAGAGAAGGCAACGCTGTCGAGTTCCTGCCCGACCGGCACGGCCCACTCACGATTTTCAGGAAGCCGTCACGCGACCTGTCATGGGGCAAGTACTTTATTGGTGGCGACCCGACACACACCACGACGGGCGACAACGCCTGTGCTCAGGTCATCAACCGACGCACCTACGAACAGGTCGCTGTCTGGAGCGGCAAAATCGACCCGATGACATTCGCAGAGGAACTCGCCAAACTGGGTGCGTACTACAACCATGCGACGATCTCCACCGAGATCGAAGGACCCGGCTACGCCACCATCGGCCGACTCGTCGAAATCGACTACCCGTACATTTGGCGCAACCGGTGGGCCGACAAAACCCCCGGCAAGATGGCAGAGACGATGGGCTGGTCTACGACATGGAAGCGGAAGGAATGGGCGATCGGCTGGCTGATAAAACTTATGGCCGACCGGGATATGACAATCCACGACGCGAAAACCTACGACGAGATGCGAACCTACGTCACGCTACCCAACGGTGGGTACGGGCCAGCCAACAACGAGGGCTATGACGACTGTGTGATGGCCCTTGCAATCGCCTGCATATGCGCCTCGACAGAGGGACCGGTCCACGCCTACGAGGGTCCGGCCGACAGGCAACGGGACGAATCACCCATCGTGCCGTCTTGGGAAGAATGGGTGGAGACCCCGGCATGAAACGAACACCACTCAGACGCGTCAGCAAGAAACGACAGAAACTTCTTCGCCAACGGTCGGCGTTTCGCAAAGACATACTCGCAGCAAATCCGTACTGTGTCGTCTGCAACGACCGGTTCGCCTCAGACGTCCACGAGCCGCTCACACGCGCACGCGGAGGGTCTATCCTTGACCCCGACAACGCCTTGGGTGTGTGTCGGGGGTGCCACGACTGGATACACGACCATCCCGAAGAATCAACCCGAAAAGGATTACTGAGGAGCCAACATGACTGACATGCCGGATTATGAAACCTGGAAGAAGGACCGCGACCTGCGTGCACTCGAAGGGTTCGATTTCACCGAATACGGCGACCCGCAAAACCGGACAGGCGAATGTTTCTACTGCGGCCGCATGTACGCCTGCGAGTGCTGATGCCCGTCTACTTGTACCGGTGCGGCGCGTGCCTCGAAAACGGCGAAAAGTGGCAGTCGATAAAAGAGGACCGCCTCGTTGTCTGCCCTGAGTGTCACGAACCGGAACTACGCAGGGTGTATTCGTTCAGCCTTGCGACCGTGATGCACGAACACTTCGACCACACCGTCGGCAAGGTCATCAGCGACAGGAGACAGTTCGTAACAGAACTGAAACGGAAGTCGGAGGAGGCGACGGAACGTACCGGCATCCCCCACAACTACGTCCCCGTGGACTTGAGCGACAGGGAGAGCCTGAACGTCACAGAGGAGGGCATGGATAGTACGCTAAGGCGTACCACCAACGAGGGCAAACGAGAAGTCAAGAAATGGCTGTAGCCGAACGCAAAGAGGTAGTCGCTGACGAGGAGTCTCAGGTCGCTGGGCGCATCAAGGGACTCTATGACCACTCCCGCGATGCGATGGCGAGTCGCCACGAACGGTGGCGCAAGGCGTACCGGCTGCTACACAACCGTGGCTGGTCGAACTCGCGTGATCCGTGGATGCCCTCCCCGACCGCGTCGGAGATTTACCCGATTATTTCTGCCCTCGTGGGTTGGATGACCGACCAGCGTGTCAGGTTTCAGGTTGTTCCGTCTGCTGACCCGCACTCGCAGTACGCCAACTTTCAACAAGAACTGTCGGCCGACCTCGAAACCCTGCTTGATTCGCTGTGGGTGAACTACAACTTCGAAGCCGAGGTCGAAAAGGTGCTGTTCGATGCTCTGGTGTACGGGTCGGGGTTCTTCAAGTGCATTTACGATCCCGGTATCGACGGCGGAGCCGGAAATGCGGTTATGCGCCGCTGCGACCCGTTTAGCCTCTACATCGACCCGGCGGCCACGTCGCTCGAAGACGCGAACTACATCATCGAAGCCCGCGAACTGTCCCTCATCGAGTTCGACCGGCGATTTCCCGGCAAGGGGCCGATTGTCGAATCGGAAACGCAGGGACAATCCAATATTCCATCTCGGGACGCCGGAGACAGCGGCGGTCGAGCACCAATGGCGAATCCCGGTGCTCATTCGGGGGGGACAGGAACCGTGCCCCCCGTTTATGGCCGACCCGGGCAGGGAAGGGCACGATTCGGCGAGGGTCGCCACTACGACGGATCGGTTGTCGTCTACGAGGCATGGATTCGGGAAAATACGCTGTTTACTCCCGACGAGGGCGACGACGAGGAAGACCCGTACAACGTCACCGAATGGCGGTGCATCATCACCACGGGGTCGCATGTGCTGATGAACGAACGTGCGATGGATATGTGGGAGCACGGCCGCCATCCGTACATCCAGTACGTCACCCACGACATGGGCGACCTGTTTGGCATTTCCCTCGTTGACCACTTGGCTGATCCGCAAATGGCGATCAACCGGCTGCTCGCAGCCTTGCAGCACCATGCTGAACTGGTGTCAAACCCGATCTTTCTGGAGGACTCCCGATCTGGCATTGCCCGCAGCAAGATCGTCAACCGGCCCGGTCAGCGAATCACCAAGGGTGCAGGGTCCGAAGCAGGGTGGCTGGTTCCGCCGCAGATGCCGAAGGACATTCAGCAACTCATCCAGTTCTACATCAACGAAATGGAGCGTATCAGTGGTCTGTCGGGTGTGGTGCGTGGTTTTTCTCCCACTGGTCGCAACGCACAAGGTGTTATCGACAGTGTTGCCGAGTCCGCCTTTGTGAGAATCAGATTGGCGCTCCGCAACTTGGAGCGCACCCTTTCCGAAGCGGGGAGCCTGTTGGCGAACCTTATTGTGGAAAACTATTCGCTGCCTCGGGTTACCTCTGTTGTGGGTCAGGACGGGGAGCGGTCCATGCTGGCGCTGCGTGCCCGCCACTTCTTCGTCCCGAACGACGAGGGTGCCGATCCACTCAAGTTTTCGATTTATGTGCGCGCTGGGAGCGCCATGCCGATCTCGCGTGCAGCGAGAATACAGGAAGCCGAAACGCTGTTCGCAATGGGTGCTCTCGATCCACAGGCGGTGCTCGAAGCACACGACTACCCGAACCGGCAGATGATCCTTCAACGACTCAACTCGATGGCACAGTTGGGGATCGAACCGAAAGAAAACAAAGGAAAGCGCAACCGTCAACGATGAGGGTGTAGGGTACGGACATGGCAGGACGATTCTCGTCTAACGACACGCCGACCCCACCGGGTTGGAAAGGGCCCTCCGAAAAGGGTTCCGTGATGCGGAAACTTGATGGCCGCCTGTCTATCGACAAGAGTGACGCTGACGACGAAGGTTCACCCGAATCTCGCCGCAACCCACTCGACCTATAGGAGCAACAATGCCTGGACCGGCAAAGACTGGCGGCAAGTCGATCAAGTTGCACAAGTTGGGCCACACCGCTGGCCGCGACTACGGCAACTCGACGAACGCCAAAAAGACCAACTCGCCGAAGGACCTTTCGGCTAAGTAGGCCTTATGGCTGGCACTCGTCAGAACAACACAATGCAGGAGGGGCTGATGCAACTCCTGTCTGCCATCTCCCAGTTGAAGGCCGCCCCGGACGCGGACCTTCAATACCTGGCGGGAGTTGAATCGCAGATTTTGGAAAAGTTGCGTGCTCCGATGAAGGAGGCGGCAGCGAAACTCGCCCAAGCCGGAGGTGTGGTACCACCCGGTGCGGGAGGCCCACCTGTTGGTGCCCCCGGCCCAGCGCCTGGCGGTCCACCCGGTGTGGGAGGCCCACCTGTTGGGCAAGGCGGCGGCGGCGACGAACTTCGACGACTCGTTGCGTCGAAGGGCATGAGGTGAAAGGCGGCCAATGGCTGAAGAATATGAACTTACAGACGAGCAGGTTGAGGATTCTTTAGAAGAGCAGGGGTTCAGCCCCGTTTGGGATTCTGAACGCTGGAACGAAGTCCTTGAAGGTGAGTTCAAGGACGAGGTCGCCGACGATTCCGTCGACGACGGTCCCCTCGCCGATGAGGCTGCGCCTCAAGCCGCCGTTGAGGCTGCGGACACTTTCCGCGGGGGGGCCGATAACTCAGACTTCGTTGACATTGCCGGGACGCTGGTTCCGGCCAACGAGGCCGAACGGGTAGCACGATTCTGGGACTGGATGAACGCCAACCCGGATCAGGCGATGGACTTCGTCGGCTACATGGTGGGTGATTACGA